TGGTGGTGACCGGCGGCCTTAAGCCGATGCGCAAGAGTGCGCTCAAGGCATTCAACGACTCCATGCGATGGCGCAGGTACGTGGATCGCACAGCGCCGTACACATCAAGATGCCTTGACGAGATGAGTGAACTCTACGGGATTGATCGAGGGGAGATAATCTCGCAGATTGATGAGATAAAGAAGGTGCGGTGGGTCCCTTACCTTCTTGACGCGCCGATGTGGGACCGCGTCTATGCTGTGGACGACTGCTAAGGCTGCCTCGGCGCGCGATTCCTTGCCGTTATAACCTGGGGGACGCGCTTCCATCAGCCTAGAGCACTTGAACCTCAATGCGTCACGTGACGGCCGTGTCGTGAAGAGAAAACGCATTGGTACGGTTGTGAATAGCAACATCTCAACCCTGCTCCCTTTTTCCCCCCTCCCGACCAGCCTATTACTTGATGAAATCGTTCTCATGCGTGAGCTTCCCTTCTACACTCAGCGCACTGTATCAGTAAGACTGGTCTCCCCCCAACCTGCCATGACGCCTTGCCAATTCAATCACCTGCCTATGCCTGATGTCAACAAACGCAACAAGCGACAACACCGTTCCGGCGGCAAAGGGAAGGGCCGCGGTTCCGGTGCCCCTACCTCCGGACGTACACCAAGGGGCCGCAGCGCTCGTCGTGAAGGAGGCAACAATACTAGATCCAACTCCCAATCCTCCGCCCGTTCCTCAATTCGATCCAGATCCCGCTCATTTTCCCGCGCCTCGAACCGCTCCGGCTATGCTGTTGGCTCACGCTCGCGACGCTCAACGTCGTTCGTCAGATCCAAGAGCATTCCTAAAAACTCCACTGCCTACGTCCGCCCACGCTCCCAGTCTCGAGACAGTCGCAGAGGCGTTGCTGGCAAATCAAACGCCCGCGTCTCCGCTGGCCGGCTCCCCGCTGTCGCTTCTCAGGAAGAAAAGTTTCGACATGCGCTCGCCCGTGCACTCGCCACTGGGAAAACCTACCCACTGGCCGGACCTGTCAGAGATCGGGACCCAAGTTTCTATCTCCAATCCTTTGGTCCTGAATCGAGCTACGTGCGAGATCGTCTCGCTCCCCGAGTCGACACCACATACCTCGAAGGTGCTGGGCGTGCACGCGCAATTATCAACGTCCCATTGGGACCAGTACCCGGGCTCCCGGGCGACGCATCCGCAGGCCAACGAGTGCTTCTCATTTACGCGACACCCGACCACGATTCTGCATTCGGCTACACCATTCTGCCTGTGACGGGTGAGGACATCTACTGGCCGGCCCCGAGTGATTATTCGCCAGCTTTCGGCCTTTCTGTGCCTGCTGGTGGTGTTACTCCGGCCTACACTCCTGGCCCTGCTATGACGTTTGCCCCCGAGCGGCCCGGTGCTTCAACGAAACTCGTGTCTTACGACAATGACGCACATCCTTACAGAATCCTGGGGAGCTTCAAGATGGACATGACTCGTTGCCTATTCGGCCATCTTTCGTGTTTCATCCGGGGAAACTTGTCGGCACGCCTTATCACGACAGACCGCGAGATCCAGGTACTTGCGGAGTCGGGCAACGGTGGTGCACCCGGAACGGCCGTTACCATGGACGGTGACCCCTACGCTTGGTACAAGTACGATGCCAGCTACCCTACCTACGATCAAGCTGGCACACCTATTGTCACTTCTCGGAAAGTGTTCGATGTCGAGCTACGCAAACAAGTTGGACTGAATTTCGGTGAAGGACGCGCTGCCGCAGCGCATTCAGTCGCGGGGGATTGGCAGATAGCTGCATTCTCCGCCGACCTGCTGCAGAAGATGGTCGTCTCCGGTCTGCGGGGCGTGCCCCTCAAACCTGATGGGACGCCCAACATCGCGGCACAGAAAAGTTTGCTTGCTGACTATTTGCGTGACAATGTGGGCTATCACTGTCCGACGGGTTACTCGTCTCGCGGGATGTATTTTGCCTTCAACATTGCCGGCCCGTCAACAAAGGTCGCCACTTTTGAAGTCGACTACACCGACGCTTGGGGCGTCCTACCGGGCGTCACCATCGACGGTTTCCGCATCTCGAGTGCCACGAAAGCTGTCGTGTTCCCCTACCCGATCTGGTTCGACAAGACGACGTGTGGTGGAAG